ATCACCCGGGTGCCCTACGACCGCACCAAGCCGGTGCACACCTTCTGGGACCTCGGCTGGGCGGATGCGACCTCGATCTGGTTCGCCCAGGCGGTCGGGCTCGAATACCGGGTGCTCGACTTCCTCGAGGTGTCGCAGACGGCGATCCCGGACATCCTGCGCGAGATGCAGGGCCGAGGCTACGTCTACGGGACCGACTACCTGCCGCACGACGCCGACAGCGCGACGCTGGGCTCGAACGGCCGCACGATCGCGCAGATGCTGCGCGCGGCCGGCCGCACCGTCATCGTCCTGCCCCGCCGCGACGTCGCCGAGGGCATCAACGCCGCCCGCACGATCTTCCCGAGCCTCTGGTTCGACGAGGCGCGCTGCGCGGACGGTCTGAATCACCTGCGCCACTACCGCTACGACGTGGATCCGGACACGCGCATGTTCAGCCGCAAGCCCCTGCACGACGAGCACAGCCACGCGGCCGACGCCTTCCGCGGCCTCGCCATGTCGCTGTCGGCCCCGAAGGCGAAGCCGCGCGCGGTGCGACCGGTCGTGCGCGTGCCGGTGCAGTCCTCTGTCGGGTGGATGGGATAGGCCAATGCTGACCTACATTGCTGAACTCCCGGACCGTATTTTCGGCGGAGTTTGCGAAAGCTTCCTCCTGAAACAAGAGAAAGGCAGGCAAGAGCTGACGGTGATTTCTCCGGTCAATGGCAGCATGACTGTGCAGATCGCCGACGCAGGACGGTGGTCATTCTATACGGGTGGCACGCACATCAAAACGGTAGACCTGAACGCGCCACCGTCTCGGGCTCACCCAGATCCGCGGCGTGGCGGAAATTGGATGTCCTGATGCCGCAGGTCATCCGCACCGGTCGCCGCCGGCAGCCCGGTAATGCCTGGGTCGCTCGCCGCGCGCAGGCTGACCGCGGCGCTCGCGGCCAGACCCTGGCCTCCAAGGGCCAGTTCAACGCGTGGCGGCAGCGGTTCTTCAACCGGCCGCTCGCGCGCGTGCAGGCGCTGAGGGATCGCTGATGCCCCGCGAGACCGCCGAAGACCGCGAGATCGTGAAGGAGGCGCAGAAGCGCTTCAAGGCCTGCCAGGACTGGGAGAGCCGGGCCCGCGAGCGCTTCAACGCCGACCAGAAATTCGCCGAGGGCGACAGCGACAACCAGTTCCAGTGGGATGCCGCGCTCGTACGGAGCCGCACCACCGACGTGAACGGCCCGCGCCCCTGCCTGACCATCAACAAGACCCGCCAGCACTGCCTGCAGATCCTGAACGACGCCCGCCAAAACAAGGCCCAGATCCGGGTCAACGCGACCGGGGGCGGCGCGACCTACGACAGCGCCCAGATCTTCCAGGGCATCACCCGCTACATCGAGTACCGCTCGAACGCGACGGAAGCCTATGAGGCGGCCTCGCGCCATCAGGTCTACGGCGGCATCGGCTACTGGCGCATCCTCTCGGAATACGTGTCCGAGGACTCGTTCGACCAGGACCTGAAGATCCAGCGCGTGCCAGACCCGCTGTCGATCTACCTCGACCCGCACATCCAGGAGTTCAACGGCTCCGACGCCCGCTTCGGCTTCGCCTTCATCGACATGCCGCGCGACCAGTTCGAGATCGACTATCCGGAGTGGAAGGACAAGGTCGGCAAAGAGGCGCTCGACGACGAGGGCAAGTCGTGGTCCACCGAGGACACGGTGCGCATCGCCGAGTACTACCGGCGGCGCGAGGTACCCGACACGCTCTACGCGCTCGCCGACGGCAGCATGATGCTGCGCTCCGAGATCCCGCCGGACCTGCGCGAGCAGTTCGACGCGGAGAAGCCCGAGCGCGTGCGCGCCGAGCGGCCGACGCACCGGGTCGTGGTCGAGTGGTTCAAGATCGCGGGCAGCCGCGTCATCGACCGGAAGCCCTGGCCGGGCCGCTACATCCCGATCGTGCGCGTGATCGGCGAGGAGACCGTCATCGACGGGGAACTCGACCGCAAGGGCCATACGCGGGCGATGAAGGACCCGCAGCGCATGTACAACTACGCCTCGTCGGGCGCGGTGGAGTTCGGCGCGCTGCAGGGCAAGAGCCCGTTCATCGCCCCCGCGGCCGCGATCGAGGGCTACGAGAACATGTGGAACGCGGCCAACCGGGAGAACTTCTCGGTGCTGGTCTGGAATCACATGAGCGACGACAGCGGCCCGATCCCGGCCCCGCAGCGCGCGGCGCCCCCGGCCTCGGCGCCGCACTACCTGCAGCTGATGCAGTCCTCGCTCAACGAGTTGATGCTGGTCTCGGGCCAGTACCAGGCCGAGATGGGCGCGCCCTCGAACGAGCGCTCCGGCGTCGCGATCCAGCAGCGGCAGCGCCAGGGCGACAACGCGACCTACCACTACATCGACCATCTCGCGCAGGCGATCCGGCTGACCGGCGTCATGCTGCTCGATCTGATCCCGCACTTCTACGACACCGAGCGGGTCATCAAGATCCTCGGCGAGGACGGCTCGCAGACCGATGTCCGGATCGACCCCACGCAGTCGCAGCCGCTGATGAAGACGGTGGCGGGCAAGCCGGCCAACGACGAGATGCTGAAGACCGCCCAGGCCGACCCGGACATGCGGGACAAGGTCGAGACGATCTTCAACCCCGCGGTCGGGCGCTACAGCGTGCAGGCCGACGTCGGGCCGGCCTTCGCCACGAAGCGGCAGGAGATGTTCAACGCGCTGCGCGAGATCCTCACCCGCAGCCCGGACCTCGCGAAGCTCCTCGGCGACTACCTGTTCATGGCCGCCGACTTCCCGATGGCGACCGAGATGGCCGAGCGCTTCCGGCGCACCATCCCGCCCGCCGTGCTCGGTCAGGGCCCGTCGCCCGCCGAGCAGCAGCTGCAGCAGCAGGTCCAGCAGCTTCAGGGCGCGCTCGGGCAGGCCATGCAGGCGGCTCAGGGGCTCGCCGCGCAGGCGAAGGACCGGGCCGGCCGCGACGGCGACGAGATGGCGCTCAAGGCCTACGACGCCGAGACCCGCCGCCTCACCGCGCTGGTGAAGCAGTACCCGCAGGCGTTCGGCCCCGCCGTGATGCAGCTCGTCGCCGACATGCAGGGCACCGACGTGATCGGCCTGCACCAGACGATCGACGCGCATGCGGGCGTCGAGGCGGCGCGGGAGGCGATGGTCGGGCTGCAGCGCCAGCCGAACCCGCCGCAGCCGACCGGCGCGGGCGCGCCGCAATAGGATCCGGCCTCCTGGCCGTGTGACCGACCGGGCGGCATCCCGGGCATCACCCTTGGGGAATCCCATGCAGTTGGAAGACCAGAACGCCGCCGCCGCGGCGAACGAGGACCCGCAGGCCGGGACGGGCGCGCCCCAGGCCGATCCGCCGTCCGGCGAGGGTGCCGAGGGCCGCGCCGCCCCGCAGGACGAGGGCGGCGGCGATGAAGGCGAGCCCGGCGCGGGCGAGCGTCAGGAAGGCGGCGAGCCCGAAGGCGGTCAGCCGCAGCGGGCCAAGATGCCGGCGTGGATGCAGCACCGCATCGACGAGATCACCCGGGCCCGACGCGAGGCCGAGCGCGAGCGGGATGCCGCGCGGGAGGAGCTTCGGCGCATGCGCGGCGAGCCCGACGCCGAACAGGAGGAGCAGCCGGCCGAGGGCACCGGGGACCGCCAGCGGCAGCCGCAGCGCCAGCAGCCCGGCGAACCCCGCACCGAAGACGAGGTGCAGCGCGCCGCCCAGGCGCTGCGCCAGCGCGAGAAGTTCGACGAGGGCTGCAACACCACCTTCGAGCAGGGCGTGAAGGACTTCCCCGACTTCCAGGAGCGGATGCGGGAATTCACGCACCTCGGCGGCCTGCCCAACGACTTCATCGAGGACGTGCTCGAGGCGGGTAACGCGCACAAGGTGCTCCACCATCTCGGCGGCGACCTCGACGAGGCGTCCCGGATCATGCGGCTGCCGGCCCGCGCCCGGGCCGTCGCCCTCACGCGTCTCTCGGACAAGCTCGGAGCGCCGAAGCCGCCCCCGGCGTTGTCCAAGGCTCCCCCGCCGATCGATCCCGTCGGCGGCCGCGGACGGGTCGACAGCGACCCCGACAAGATGTCCACCGACGAGTGGATGCGTCGGCGCAACGCCGGCGAGATCAAGTAGGGAGGCCGCCGGGACGCCCGGCGCTCTCCGAAGCCCTCGCGGCGGGTCATAGCCGTGCTCTCGCGTGTCTGCCGGGCCTCACGCACCCGGAACCAGCCCACTCGGCGGGCCAATGCCGTGCCTCCCTCGCCCCGCTCCGGATCGAGACCGGAATTCGTCGCGGACGAAAGGACCGCACCCCTGATCTCGCCCGCGCGCCGAGCCTGAGGGCCGCGCCTGGGGCAAGTCCGAGGCTCAACGAGCTATGGCAAATTCCCTTCTCACCACCCAGGCCGTCACGCGCGAAGCGCTGCGCCTGTTCATGAACGCGAACAAGTTTATCCGCTCGATCGACCGCCAGTACGACGACCAGTTCGGCCGCACCGGCGCCAAGATCGGCAACACCCTGCAGGTGCGCCTGCCGAACGACTACATCGTGCGCAGCGGCCCGACCGCCGTGGTGCAGGACACGGTCGAGAAGGTCACGCCCGTGGCGGTCGCCACACAGAAGGGCGTCGACATCTCCTTCTCGACGGCCGATCGCGCCCTGTCCCTCGACGACTACAGCCGCCGCGTCCTGCGCCCGGCGATGAACGCGCTCGCCGGCGGCATCGCGGCCGACGTGATGCAGCTCGCCGAGACCGTGCCGCACGTCGCGCGCAATGCCGACCCGAGCACCAACGCCACCCTGTCGCCCAACCTCACCACCTTCCTGACCGCAGGCGCGATCATGGACCGGTACGGCGTGGCCCGGGACGGCAACCGCGTCATCACGTTCGACCCGATCACCCAGGCGCGCTCGGTCTCGGCCTTCTCCGGCCTGTTCAACGACCAGAACAAGGTCGGCCAGCAGTACCGCGAGGGTCAGATCAAGAACGACACCATCGGCTTCGACTGGCAGATGGACCAGACGGTGATCGTGCACACCACGGGCGCCTACGGCACGCTGCCGACGGTGGCCGGTGCGAACCAGAGCGGCTCGAA